ATTTGTATTGTTCTTATTTGTTTTCTTTATTGGATTGACGGAGGGCTTTGATGATTGAAATTGATATGGGCGCTGTTATGCGTTGCGCTATTCAGCACATGGACGCAGAGAATGATTTGCGTTGGTCTATTGGTATGGCACTAGAAGAACTGTATGCAGATGTGGTAATTCCTGTGCAAAAGCAGATGGTCGTTGAATGGTTAAAAACACGAGGAGAAATCAAGTGATTAAGAAGGGAGACAACGCTGACTTGCTTTGCCAAGACTGCTATGTCCCATTGTTCCGATGGTTCTTGTCGCGTGTGGACTGGGTGCGTATACTCAAGACACAAGGCGACGAACCGCTACGAAAAGAAATAGAAACCGTAAAAACTGGAGAGACTAAATGATTGAGATAAGTATTAGTGAGATTGTTCTGTTCGCATGGGCGTCCCTTGCGACTGGTCTGTATCTTAAAACCAAACAGGAGGAAACAATGGTGCGCAAACTGTTCATGCACATGATCGAGAACGACGAGGCGCGTGAGGAGATGGTCAAGCAATTCAAACTAGCACAAGACAGGGGTGATGTATGAAAGTATTAGTCGTATTTGAGTTCGAGAACATTGCTAATCCCGATAGCGAGGAAGCAACCACGAAGGTCGAAGAGATCACGGAAGCGTGCGAGACCATGCAAGTAGCGTTCGACGCCAATGCGTGTTGGGTGCAAGAAGTATTTGGGGGCGAGACAGACACCGCAGACTTTGCTTTGGTATCAGAGTACGCAGAGAAGCAACACGCTATGGAGTTGGAGGACTACGACCAGTTCAATCGCGACAACACCGACCCCATCGCCAAGATCACAGGACAAACTGACAAACTGTAAGTATGTCTCAACAGAAAGGAAATCAAATGCCAGTAAAACCAAACGATAAATGGGCGCGTGGTAACAACAACGCCTACTGCTTCATGGCAGATAACATACCCCGCCTAACAACATACCAAGAGGCGCTCATTCACTTCAATGCAGTCAAGCCGTTCAGCAAGGGTGCAAGCAAGGGCAAGAAACCATTGGGCTTGAACCGCAGATACGACCGCACGCTGATACGCATGGGTGAGTATGTACAGGAACAGGAATACGAAACGCAATACATCAGAGAGGATCGCCCAATCATCATCAAGTACTACGAAAAAGACATTGCTACCTATCACTCGCATGGTGGGTTCACCTTCAGCACGGGCGGGTACGACTCCATAGCAACTGTCCAAATCTTGCAAGAGTTGTTGGGTGTTGGTAAGTTTGCTAGGCGCAATGGCAAGGCTTATTACTTTGATGGGATCGGTCATGCCTACCTTATCGGGAACAAACTTTATGTTTCGTCGGACGGAACAGTAAGCACCGAGGACATGACTAACGAATCCCGCCAAGTAATCGCCAAGGAAGCATTCAAAGCAATCAAAGAACGCTTTGCTGTATTCACCGACTACGCCAAGATGGTTACCTCACTTACGCTAGGCGGAAAGGGAACTGGTATGGACTTATGCCGTGGTGCGTACAAACCTGACCACTACCAACCAAGAAGCAGTCGCTATCTTTTGGTCTCTGATACCAACGCGTTGAACTGGAACAGGCAGATACAGGCGAATATGCGCAACGAGTTCTTTGAACAAATCAATGATGCTATGAAGATAGCAGACGAGACCAAGCGCATGGAGGAGATGCTACCGCTAGTTGAATTCCTATCTTTCTGCGCATCAACAGACTACGACTCACAAGGGTTGCCGAATGGCGATCGTGACTACACATGGAAGATGGACAACAAGCGTCTTACCTATTTCTTCTACGAGTTAATTAAGTTTCAGTTTTACAAGGAGGTATTCACCATAGAGGAAGTGCCAATCGGCACGATACAGCACGACAGCAATAAGAAGTACCACGAGTTCTCGACAGAGAAGTGTTTGTAGGACATGCTTTCAATTTGTAAGTTTGTCTTTATTTTGTTTAATTAAATTGGAGTGAGTTATGGAAGTTCGTATGACAACTGAGGTATCTTTGGCAGAAGCAGAGGACGCGATCCTTGCTTTCGGAAATCAGAATGCAATCCATTTGGTAGGTGAACCCGGAGTTGGTAAGACAGCCATGTTTGAACGCTTAGTAGCAAAGACAGGGTTCAAGGGTATCTATATCGACACACCGAACACAGAGTTGGGTGACATTGGTATCCCTATGCCTAACCATGAGACTAAGACTACTGCTCTCTACCCCAATGAGAACTGGGGTTTCCACTTACGAGAGGCTTGCATGATATTCATTGACGAGTTCACTAAGCCCTCAAGTATGGCTGTGCAGAATATGTTGCACCCATTGCTCAACGAGAGACGCATTGGTGGATTCAGTTTGCACCCTGACTCTATCGTAGTAACAGCGGGTAACAATTCAACTGACGGGGTAGGCGACATGCTCAAAGCACACAGCCTTAACCGTATCACGATACTGCCAGTACGCAAGCCAACTGCTGAGGAGTGGATTGAATGGGGTGCTAACAACGATATCGCGGCAGAAGCATTGGCATGGGTGAAAGCGTACCCACACGCATTGGCATCTTACAAGCACGCGGGGCAAGAAGAGAATCCCTACATCTTCAACCCCAAGATTCCACAGAGATCATTCGTATCTCCACGCTCATTGCACCGTGCATCTAACATCTTGTTGAAGCGTCACCTCATTACCCGCAATGCTTTGATAGCAGGCTTGACTGGTTCTATCGGTGAAGCAGGTGCAAGAGATATGTTGGCGTATGTAGAAGTAGCAGACTCATTACCTACATGGCAAGAAGTTATTGATGATCCAAAGGGTTGCAAGTTACCGAGTTCTCCCGCAGCCTTAAACATCATGGCTTATGGTGCTATGCAACGGATAGATCGCGCCAACATTAGCAAGTGGTTCGAGTACTTGAAGCGTACACCGAAAGAATTGCAGAGCGTGTTCTGCTTGTCAACAAGCAAGCACCCTGAGAAGAAGCAGATCCTGATGACAAGCGGTGCGTTTGTCACTTGGATGCGCGAGAACCAATACTTATTCTAAGGAGAGAACATGACACCGACGCAACTTTACGATCTGCTTGAGAAGGCAGAGGTTGAATACGAAATCGTGGAGATATTTGATGGGGTGCGTATCTTAAGCATTGAAGTAGACGATGACAAAGAGGAGGAAACCGAATGACTAAGCCAATTCATCTCATTGCATTCACCATGATTGGTGTTTTGTTTATCGTGTTTGGATTCTCAGGAGGGGGCTACTTGCACCAAGCGTGCATATTGTTCGGGGGTTTGTACATTGGCAATGTATTAACGGAGGCACTTAACTACGACGAAAGGGAGGGTGATTGAAATGCATGTCACGAATAAGCAAATGCGTGAGATCAAAGAGTTAAAGAGCCAAGTGGGGCAACTCATGGAGGGGGCGAACGGCACTATGTTTATGTGTGTGCTTACTAGCCTGATAGGAGACGCGGGTGTGCAATGGCGTGATGGGACAACCAAGCAAGCGTTCATTGCCGAAACTGTGGAAGCAATCAGTATGTGGTACGACTGGTATTTAAAAGAACTGGAGGAAGATGATGAGTGAGAAAGACTTTGTATTAGCGTGGCTACTTGCGTGTGCCGTACATGGGCATGTGTTCGTAGACGAGGAGATAAAACTTGCGTCTGAGGCTTATAAAAAACTGGAGGAACTATATGACACCTGACGAGATTAAGCATCACTTTGGTGAGGAAGCATTGAACATGCTATACGACTGCTTGCTAGAAAACCCAGTTCACTATCTAGCGGACTGGATTCTTTCATACCACTCTGAGCAAGAGATCGGTGCATGGATATTAAATCTTAAGGAGGAAGATGATGAAATTAACGGCTGAACAACGCATAGAGCGTGCGCATGTACGACTCATGCAAAACCCTGACTTCTGTTTATTCTCAGGAGTATTCATGGTGGGTAAGGTTACTGTATCGGAGAAGTGTAAGTCTGCGCGTACCAACGGGCGAGATGTAGAGTACGGGCGTGCATTCGTGGATATGCTCACCGACAAGCAACTCGCCTTCCTTGTTGTACATGAAGCAATGCACAAAGCCTATCGTCACATGACGGTGTGGAAGTTTCTCGCGAACAAGCAAGTAGCAAATCAGGCTATGGACTTTGTTATCAACTTACAGATCAAAGACACCGACATAGGCGAGGTTGAGGTGGCTATGCCACGCGACCCCCAGACTGGTAAGTTGATCGGTTTGCTTGACGAGAAGTATCGCGGTATGGATACCAAGCAAGTCTACGACCTACTCATGGAAGAAGAGGGTGAGGACGGTGGCGATGGTGACGATGACGGAGATGGACAAGGCAAGGGCGGGATCGGTCATTCCTCCTCGGGCGGTGGACAAACTTCCAATACGAAAGTATGTCCTGATCAACTTGACGAACACGACTGGGAAGGCGCACGCGAGATGACGCAAGGCGAAGTCGAAGAGTTGGAACGCGAAATTGATTCAGCGTTGCGTGAAGGTTCAATGCTTGCGGGAAAGATGAAAGGCAAAGTGCCTCGCGGTATTGAAGAGATCCTTCACCCCAAGGTTGATTGGCGCGAAGCGTTGCGTGAATTCATCAAGACTGCTACACGCGGTGGTGATCAATCTACATGGCGCAGACCTAATCGTCGCTATCTTGCAAGCGGAATCATCATGCCAAGCGCAGAGACTCACAAAGCCGAGTGTATTGCTATCGGGATAGATGCGTCAGGTTCTATTGGTCCCGTAATGGGGCGCTTTCTCGGAGAGATGCAAGCAATCTGCGACGAGGTAGCACCCGAGAAGATCGAGTTGATGTATTGGGATAGCCATGTCGCAGGACATGAGACTTACTCAGGTGGTGAGTTGCAAAACATTGCATCACTTACACAGCCCAAAGGCGGTGGTGGTACTGAACCCGCTTGTGTTCCCGCGTACATGCAGAAGATGCGCATAACGCCTCAATGCACAGTAATGCTAACTGATGGTTACTTCTACGGAGATGGTTGTGGTGACTGGTCATCAAGCAATGCCCCAGTATTGTGGTGTGTGGTAGGTAACAAGAACTTTGTTCCTACTGTTGGTCAATCTGTTTTGGTGGAGTGAGTATGGAGAAAGGAGATAGACGCACACTAAGTGTGAACGCAGTAGCGTATGAGTACTTGATAGTTGTACAAACAAGGCTTGAGGGGGAGATTGGTTTTAAACCATCAATGTCTCAGGTGATTGTGTATCTTGCAAGCAAAGTGGACACCTATAAATCAATGGAGGAAGTATGACGACAGAAAGCATAAGCATTGCAACAAGTGCAATGATGGTGGAGTTGAACATCTCATGTTGGACAGCACGCAAGTTGGACAAGCGTGTATCTGAAGAGGTGGACTCAGCGAAGAACACGAAGGTTAAAGCGGGCAACTACCACAAGCATTTGCTTGCAGGCAACCCACACCACGAAGCCGTGATCCGTTATGCGGCATCATCTCGCTTGTGGAATACCAAACAGACTATCCCTTGGTCTGACTCAGGTCCTCGCATCGTCACTATGGAAAACTTATTCAACGGTGGATACAAGCGCACGCTTGACGAGAGGAAAGCAGAGTTCGACCGCTTGGTTGATGTGTTTATAAATGTGTACCCTACGCTGATATCAGCGGGTGCATTCCAACTCGGTGACTTGTTCGATCGTGAAGAGTATCCCGCACCCGAAGAACTCGCTAAGAAGTTTCGCTTCTCGTATACGCTTACGCCGATTCCAACGGCTGGTGACTTCCGCATAGAGATAGGCGAGCAAGCAAAGGCAGAACTGGTAGCACAGTATGAAACTGCATTCAACGAGCGACTCAACCATGCCATGCGTGATGTGTGGCAACGACTGTATGAATGCTTGACTCACATGAGCGAGCGCCTATCGAGTGATGACGAAGGCAAACGCAAAGTGTTTCACGGCACGATACTCACCAATGCACACGAGTTGGTTAACTTGTTGAGCCGACTCAACATTACTAACGACCCCAAGTTAGAGCAAGCGAGGCGCGAACTTAACGCAGCGCTAACGCATACTGATCTTGATACTCTGAAAGAGAGTGATTACATTCGCGAGAATGTGAAAGCCAAGGTTGACGATATCCTCAAACGCTTTGAATGGTAAGGAGATAGATATGAAAGTAGAAATGGGTGGAGACAAACTCCAACAAGTATCGGGGCAGATCATTGATGTGATGCGTAGGGCAGAACTCAAACCTGACGAGGTGCTAAACATCTTAATAAACATACTGGCGCGATCGTCAATCATTGCTTGTGTAGAGAAAGAAGAGATTGTCGGTGGGCTAGCGCTAGCCTACGACATGCACCTCTCGCAAGAGAACAGTAACGAGACACTTAACTAAGGAATATATGAGCGAACCTATGGACTTTACAAAACTACCATACAAGTACGACCCGAAAGGCAGACACGAGTACAGCATTCACCCTGACTTGCATATCATTCTATGTGACCTCACTATCAAGTTACCAAAGATTGCATTCGAATCCAACGCCGTGTCGCTTCATCGTAAAGCCGATGGTAGTCATGGCGACCGTGCGATAGGCGAGGTAACCGTATACAACAACGAGGAGAAGATTGGCAAGATCAGCATACAGCAAGACTATATAGATGGTAAGTACATAAATGTGTATCAACTCGACTCGCCTAGGATTCAACAACAACGCGGTATGCGCAACCGAAAGAAAACGAAGCACTACAAGATTGCATTGAGGAGTGCGCTAGATGCGTTCAAGGAGTTTCCCCCTGACGAGATAGCAAAGACCATGATTACTGACGCGGGATATCGAATGAGCGCTCTGCGACAGAATGCAAATAGTCAAGTGACCTCATGCGTGAACACAACTGTAGTCGCGGCTTCCGTACTACAGTACCTAGTAGATGTAGAAGAAAACGGACCGCAACCTATGCCGACCCTCATGATTGACCCCAAGTGGCGGGATAACCTATCGACATACAAGATTGTCGATAGCGTGTTTAGAGCGTGGGAGAACAGGACTGGTGTGTTGGTTAAACTACAACCGAGTGGGGTTATGACGGTGGTGGACTTGACAATCGGAGAAGTGGTGATGGTGACATCTAATACTTACGATTTGCCTGTAGAGTATCAAGAGAAGTTGGCGATACTCAAGATCGTGGAGACTAACCAAGCGATCGAAGGCATGGGTGTTAAGGTAGAAGATACTCACATACCACACATCTACATGACTGCGGGGGCTATAGAGACTACTTGCTAACATAGTTAAACCTTAACTACTAGGGACATACTTTCAAATCGAAAGTATGTCCTTTTTTTCGCCCGACCTATTGTGTCGGGCTTTTTTATGTGCTATACTGTGTAAACACTAAACAAGTAGGAGAGAGTACATGGCTACGACACCCGAAGCAAAAGTTAAGAAGAGAGTAAAAGAGATTCTAGATAGGGCACAGGCTTATTACTTTATGCCTGCTACTGGTGGTTATGGGCGTAGTGGAATCCCCGATATCATTGGTTGCTTTTGTGGAGTATTCTTTGCGATCGAGTGTAAGGCGGGTAAGGGTAAACCGACTGCATTGCAAGAACGAGAGATTAACAAAATTAGAAATGGCGGGGGGCAGGCATGGTTAGTGAACGAAGAGAATGTCGAACAGTTGCACGATCTGTTGATCGGGCTTTACCCATAGTGACCGTTCCCCACAAAAGCGCAAAAGCGAATCGTGGTACGCCAGTTGTCGACTGGCCTTTTCCTACGCACCCACTAAAACCGTGGACTAAGAAACAAGAAGAGCAATACCAACAACAGCAGAGAAACAAACTACCCGAGGCACCCCTATGACTAAGTTACGCCCTTTAGGTAACCGCCGCGCAATAAATGTTGGTGGTCTTATCTTTAACATACGCGAAGGCTCGGGTAGTTTGAAAATGGCTTCCGAGTTTTTTATTGCTGACAGTAATACCCAGTTAAACCTATTGGAAGACTGGATTAACGCTTTAGAAATTATGTACAACGCAGAAGTAAAACAAGAAGGGGCTTTGCGTGAACGACTAAAAAATCCAAGACAAATACGCCACTATGAAGAATAACCCCATGAACATCGTTTGCCCTAACTGTGAGTATCACAAACAACGCGCACAGATATGGCGTGACGAAGCATACAGACTAGCGGGGCATCCACTGCCTAGAAAGGAAACCATGACTGATTTTTTATACACTGACGCTAGGTGGACAGAACACTTTGTTGAAGTAAGTGACCCGCACAAAGAAGGGCATCATGTTAGGTTTTATTTTGAACCACCACACAAAGAACAGATTGCCAAGTTGACAGAGATGTTACAGATACAACAAAAGTTGCATGAGACAGCGATAGATATGCTCAAGCCAGCGATAGAAGCAGAGCGTGAGGCGTGTGCAAAGATTGCAGACGAGTGGGCGGTGGGTTGGCCTCACCCATCACAAGTTATTGCAGAACGAATCAGAGCAAGGGGACAAGCATGATTCTTAACCAAGGCAAAGTCGCTGGCGGTTTAGTAGATGAACTGCTAGAAGTGATACACAAGTATGACGAGACGCTGTACACATCCACTGTGATTGGCGTATTAGAGTTAGTAAAACGTCAGTTAATTGACGAAGCAATGTGGGGAGAAACAGAAGATGACTAAAAGCATAGAAATAGAGTACGAATTAAAAGCAGAAGAAGACGATGACATCCAAGACTACAAGCGACCTTGGGTTGGTTTGTCTGAGAAAGACATCAACGAACTTAAATTTAACCTACCCGACCTCTACTACTGGGTTGACGTAGTTAGGGCAACGGAGAAAAGATTAAAGGAGAAGAACACATGACTAAACGAGAAACACTAATCGCGTTCATCAAAGATATGTTGCGACCAAGAACGCTTAAAGAAATTATTGAGATAGAGATGCGCGATGCAACCATATCCAAGATGCAAGCAGAGAAATCGCTTGAGTATGCAATGAGCGTTGTTGAATACAACCGTCAACGCATTCGTAGACTGGAAGAGAAACTTATAGAGATAGGAGAGATGGAATGACACCCGAAGACGAAGAATTTAACCGTGTCGAGATGGAGTCTCGCGTTAAACAAGAATACGTACAGTCTATGAACCGCAAGCGTCAGATAGCCGAACCACGAGACGCCGTAGTTCACTTGATGGACGAGTTAGCCATAGCAAGGATTGCTGTCAGAGAGTTAGGCGATAGGCTTTCAAATGTAGAGAAGAGCAACATTCAAGTTAGAAACGAGACGCTAGAAGAGGCGGTAAAAGAAGTAGAGTATCTTGCCGTTGTTTTAGGCGCAGATACGGTTCATGTTTTTATGACTTTGTTAAGGAGTATGAAGGAATAATACGAGAGCGTATTACTGGTTAAACCAAGTGCCCAACATGGGCGCGTATTAAATTTAAATCTTAAAGAGGAAATTATGGCAAAGAGATCATCAGCAATGAGCACAAAAGTGCGTAAGTATTTAGCAAAATCACCAAACGCAAAAGCACAAGTCGTAGCCGAAGCTACTGGTGCAACAGTGCAATACGTCCACAACATTCGGTACATGGATAAGAAGAATGGTGTGGCTAGCGCACCGGCAGTGAAGAAGACTTCATGGAAACTGTTGGGTGTATCAACTAGCAAAGAAGCGATACGCTTGAAAGAAAGACTAGTAGAACTCAAAGTAGAAGCGCAAGAAGACATAATTGCCACACACCACACCGATATGGTTAACGAACCACCACACTACAAGATGGGCGGTATCGAGACTATCGACTTCATTGAGGCGAAACAGTTTGGTTACAACTTAGGAAACGTAGTCAAGTACATCAGCCGTGCTGACCTCAAAGGTAGCCATTATGAAGACTTGCTTAAAGCACGTTGGTATCTGAATCGTGAGATTGCTAAGTTCTCACCAGACACAAAGGTAAAAACGGGATGAACCTAATCACCCTTGACTTCGAAACGTTCTACGATAAAGACTTCTCTCTATCCAAATTAACAACTGAAGAATACATTCGCGATGACCGTTTTGAAGTTATCGGTGTAGGAGTAAAAATAAATGATGACGAAACACAATGGTTCACAGGAAATCACGCCGACACCAGTGAATTTCTATCTCGCTTTGACTGGGATAGTTCTTTTCTGCTTGCTCATAATTGCATGTTTGATGGTGCTATCCTTTCTTGGCGGTTTGGTATTAGGCCAAAAGTACTTCTCGATACCCTAGCAATGCTACGTGCCATTGATGGCACAGAGGTTGGTAACAGCCTAGCAAAAGCCGCCGAGCGTTATGGCTTAGGGGTGAAGGGTACTGAGGTAGTCGCGGCTATGGGTAAACGCCGTGCCGACTTCACCAAGGCAGATATAGATCAGTATGGCGCATACTGCAAGAACGACGTCAAGCTGACGTACGACTTGTTTAATATCTTGCAAGCAAACTTCCAGAAGCCAGAGCTAAAGCTAATAGACATGACTCTCCGTATGTTCACAGAGCCGACGCTACGTCTTGATCTACCTGTGTTGGAGCAACACCTTGTACTTGTACAAGAGAAGAAGGAAGCCCTGATTGCCGAGGCTTGTGCTGACAAGGAAGTGCTCATGTCGAATCAGAAGTTTGCTGAGAGACTGGTTGAGTATGGTGTTCCACCACCCATGAAGGTTAGTCCTACGACAGGCAAATTGGCTTTGGCTTTGGCTAAGAGCGACGAGGGGTTTAAAGCACTGGCAGACCACTGGGATGAGCGAGTGCAAGCACTTGTCGCCGCGCGTCTTGGGACAAAGTCCACACTAGAAGAGACACGCACCCAACGGTTCATTTCCATTGCCAAGCGTGGTAGCCTCCCAGTCCCCCTCAGATATTACGCCGCGCACACAGGGCGTTGGGGCGGGGACGACAAACTAAACCTACAGAACTTGCCACGCAAGTCACCCCTCAAGACTGCTATCGTAGTACCCGAAGGCTACATCATGATTGACGCCGACTCTTCACAGATTGAAGCGCGGATCGTTGCATGGTTGGCGGGGCAAGCCGACTTGGTAAGCGCATTTGCAAAAGGTGAAGACGTTTATAAGATCATGGCAACAAAGATATACAACAAACCTCTTGGAGAGATTGACGACTCTGAGAGATTCGTGGGTAAGACTACGATTCTTGGTGCGGGCTACGGCATGGGTTGGCGCAAGTTTCAGATACAACTCAAGAACTTTGGGGTAAGTTTGGATGACAACATGTGCCAACATATCTTGAAGGTGTATCGCCAAGAGTTTCCATATATCCCTGCGCTATGGGACGAAGGACAAAAAACCTTAGATGCACTGGCAAGCCCTAAACTTGTTACTACTCCGTTTGGGAAACAGGCACAGGCAGTGAGTGTACTCCCCGGAATTGGATACGATCTTCCTAGCGGTTTGCCCCTCAAATATATGAACTTGCGTGCCCCTGAGATTGACTTACATGGTCGACCACAGTACGTCTACGATACCCGCAAAGGTGAAGTCCGTATCTATGGCGGTAAGGTAGTCGAGAACTTATGCCAAGCACTTGCACGCTGTGTGATTGCCGAGCAGATGCTACGGATAGCGAAACGCTACAAACCAGTTCTGACTGTGCATGATGCTGTGGCGTGCGTAGTATCCGAATCAGAGCGCGATGAAGCCATTAAATATGTAAACGAATGTATGCGTTGGCGACCCAAGTGGGCTGAGACGCTACCACTAGCGTGTGAGATTGGCGCAGGAAAAAGCTACGGCGACTGCGGTAAGAAAATGTCTATTGAGAAATGGGGGCTGTAATGCAGATAGGAGTTAATCAATACTTTTTAAGAACTAAACCCGATGTGATTGACAGCAAAGGGCCGGGCTGGTCAGTAGAGAGAATCAATACGGCGATAGCAACAGAACTATCAAATCAAGATGGAACTTATTTAACAAGGAAGGCAAAAATGATTTCAACAGACTATGAAAAAGCGTCAGAACTTACCGAGACCGCCGACAAAATGTTTAAGCGCAATGTAAGTAACCTGATGATTACCACAGAAGAACTACAAACCAACATCAAGAAAGTCTCAGGCAATGTGCGTAAGGCGGCAGATGATTTGGCGGCAGGGCTATCCAAGGTTGAGAAAACCGCAAACTTTGCAAACCTAGAACGCTACGTCAACTTACTTGAGCGTGCGGCAACTGCAATGTCAACTCTTGCTGAGTTGGAAAAAGAAGGTAAGTTAGACAAAATTTCGAGCGCACTCAAATGAATTACACATGGTCGTATTCCAGCATCTCGCTGTTTCAGCAATGCCCACGCAAGTACCACAGGATGCGTATCGTCAAAGATATCGTCGAGCCACCACAGGAACACTTGCTCTATGGCAGTGCGGTTCATAAGGCAGCAGAAGAATACATCCGTGATGGTACTGCGATACCAGAAAAGTACGCTTATATCCAGCCGTTCTTAGACCCATTGAAAGCCTTGTCAGGTGAGAAGTTATGTGAGCACGAGATGGGGCTAACCAAGGACATGCAACCATGCAAGTTTAGAGACAAGAATGTTTGGTTTCGTGGTATTGCCGACCTGCTTGTTATTGATGGCGAGAAGGCACGGATCGTTGACTACAAGACTAGCAAATCCAGTAGGTACGCGGACAAGAAGCAACTAGAATTACTGTCCCTTTTGACCTTCAAGCACTTCCCGCAAGTTAAAACAATCAAGGCTGGCTTGATGTTCTTGGTAGTCAAAGACCTAGTTGCCGCCGAATTCAATGCAGATCAACAGACCGAGGCTTGGGGCAAGTGGATACCCGAGACAAATCAGTTAGAGAGTGCGATGATTACAGATGTTTGGAACCCTAGACCAAACTTCACATGCCGTGGTTGGTGCCCTGTCACCGACTGCGAACACAATTCAAAAAGGAGTTGAAATGCCATACGTCTACATTGCTAATGGGAAAATGAATCCATTGGGAGATATTCCCGAAGAAATAGAAAAAGTTTGCAATGAGTACCCCAACTTAACTGGTCACGGGTTAAAAAAATATAAAGAAGATTCCGTTCACCAACCACCTAATCCTAATGGAGTGCAGTTGTGTATGCGGTGGCTGTTAGAAAATGATGGGTTTAAACGAAGAATTACTATAAACACTAAAAGAAGTAGCTACGGCTGGAAACATATTGTAGAAAAAAGTTGTGGCGAATATGTCAGTAATGGCGAGTTTATATGCGCCGCACTGTTGTTAGGATACAAAATGAAGCACCATGCTGGTTCACCAAATGCGTATTTCAACATAAAGGAACAAAATGCCATACGTAAATAAACCAAGACCATACAAGCACGAATACGAAACATACGACGGCACACCCGCCGTTAAGAAGAAACGTGCGGCAAGAAACAAAGCACGCGCAATCATGGAAAAAGCAGGGCTAGTCCACAAGGGTGACGGCAAAGACGTCGACCACAAAAAGCCGTTAAGCAAGGGCGGAACTACTGTCCGAGGCAATCTCCGTGTGAAAACCGCTAGCGATAACCGCTCTTATGCCCGCAAGTCAGACCACACAATTAAATAATGCAAGTTGTTGAAAACAAATACTTAGTCATACAGACTGAAGAGCCACAGAAGATTCTCTCGACTATCGCTAAGAGTGCCGAGTACACCGAGGATTCGGTGGCTGTTCATTGGGGGCTGAAGGAAGCACAGATGCTAAAGACGCTTGGTTGGGAAAGCGTGCCGTCCCCGATTAACCGAGACTATGACTGGCCCGGACTTCATAGGCCAATGAACCACCAAAAGGAAACTTCATCCTTTCTAACCCTACACCCCCGCGCTTTTTGTTTTAACGAACAAGGGACTGGCAAGACTGCATCAGCTATCTGGGCATCGGATTATCTAATAGCGCAGGGATACATCAGCCGTGTTCTGGTCATCTGCCCTGTATCCATCATGCAAGCCGCATGGCAAGCCGACCTATTTAAGTTTGCTGTTCACCGCCATGTGGATGTAGCGCACGGAGATCGCAAGAAACGCAAGGCTATCGTAGAAGGTGTAGCCGAGTACGTCGTCATTAACTACGACGGTGTGAGCATTGTTGAAGAAGAACTCAAGGCTGGTGGGTTTGATCTCATCATCATTGACGAAGCCAATGCCTACAAGAACTCTAGGACTGAGCGTTTTAAAACGTTGAGAAGAGTGATCACTCCTGATACTTGGATATGGATGATGACTGGTACACCCGCAGCTCAATCACCATTAGATGCCTACGGCCTTGCCAAACTATGCGTACCCGCAAGAACCCCACACTTATACACGGCGTTTCGTGATGTAGTTATGTATCAGTTCTCACGGTTCAAGTGGATTCCAAAACCGCAAGCCCAAGGCATAGTGCACAACCTACTGCAACCTGCGATTCGTTTTGAGAAGAAGGACTGTATTGATCTGCCTGATGTGACACACACTTCACGGTTTGCACCACTGACACCACAACAGTCGAAGTACTACAAAGACCTTAAGAAAGAGATGCTGATTGAAGCAGTTGGCGATGAAGTCTCTGCTGTAAATGCGGCGGCTCAGTTGAATAAACTATTACAAATCTCCTGCGGGGCTGTGTACACCGATACTAAGAATGTTATAGAGTTTGATGCGTCAAGCCGACTAAACATTTTGTTAGAAGTTATAGAGGAAGCAAGCCATAAAGTTCTAGTATTTGTGCCGTTCACACATGCACTAAATCTAGTTCAAGATTTCTTAAGAAAGAACAAAGTAACGTCAGAGATTATCAATGGCTCCGTAAGCGTGTCAAAGCGTACCGACATCTTTAAAAGGTTTCAAGAACAAGATGAACCACGAGTACTTTTGATTCAACCACAAGCGGCGGCACATGGGGTAACCCTTACTGCGGCTAACGTAATCGTATGGTACGCTCCCGTCACTTCGATTGAAACATACTTGCAAGCAAACGCACGTATTGATAGGCCGGGACAACGTAACCCTATGACAATCGTGCATCTTGAGGGTAGTCCAGTAGAAACAAAACTCTACTCAATGTTGCAAAACAAATTGGACTTCCACAACAAGATTATTGATCTGTATAAAAGTGAAATTAACTCTTGACAATGTCAACAAAAAGAGTATAATGATTTTTGTTGGTAACGCGTAATACGGGTTAGCGCCGTATTATTCCTGTGCACAAGGAAGACGAACACCACTGCTTTATGTGAGCGCGTTACCAACACCTATAAAAAATAATTTGGAGTGAGTATGGAATCAGATTTTTCTATTGAGAAAGTCGTTGAGGCTTACATTAAGATTCGCGACACTAAAGAAAGCATTTACGCAAAGTACAAAGCCGACACTGCCGAGTTAGAAGAGCAGATGACTACTCTAAAGCACAAGTTACTTGAGGTCTCAAAAGAGACTGGCGTGACTAGCTTTTCAACACCGCAGGGCACTGCGTATCGAACCGTCAAAGACCGCTTCTGGACTAATGACTGGGAAAGCTTCTACAAATTTATGCAAGAGCATGAAGCAATGGGGCTACTAGAGAAACGTATTCATCAAACGAATATGAAAGAGTTCCTAGAGAACAACCCTGATGTCGAGCCTATGGGTTTGAACATTGATCGTGAATATGAAATTACTATTCGGAGGAAATAATGGACATTGAAGAATTAGAGTTCCGCAGGGAACGCGACGAAATGTTCTACCGAGAGCGTGCGGTAGATCAGGCACTTACTCAAATGAAACAGAGTAAGTACCCCGAAGGGTCAGTTGAAGAACTGCTCTTTAACGCAAATGCTATATACAACTTTATTAAAGGAAAATCAAATGAGTAACGACCTCGCACTTTTCAGTAACAATCTCCCCGACTACCTCAAGGAAGTTGGCCTCGATGACATGACCAAGGCTCTTGCTGGTAACACTGGCATGAAGCGCATCTCCATCCGTGGTGGTGTGTTCCGCATGATGGTCAGCGGTGAGGAAATTGCAAAGAATGAAAGCCGTTCAATGAACATCGTCATTGTTAACGGTGCGACAAAAGTATCGCGTTCTTTTTATGCTGGTAAGTATGTTGCTGGTGAGGCTTCGCACCCTGACTGCTGGTCTAACGACGGCGACAAACCCGATGCAAGCATCGAGTACCCACAACACTCTTCTTGCGAAGGCTGTTCACAAAACATCAAAGGTTCCGGTCAAGGCGATTCACGCGCCTGTCGCTATCAGCAACGCTTGGCTGTCTTGTTGGCCGACGACGTTGGAGGTGATGTGTTTCAGTTGGTGTTACCTGCCAAGTCAATCTTCGGTCGTGGTGATGTGGACAAGATGCCGTTCCAGCAATACGCTAAGTATGTTGGCGCTCAAGGCAAGAGCCTTGGTACTTTGGTAACAGAGATGCGTATGGACAGCGATAGCGATACTCCCAAGTTGACCTTCAAGCCTGTGCGCTTCCTGACTAAAGACGAGTGGTTGTCTGCTAAAGAGAAGGGCGATAGCCCCGCAGCAAAGTCAGCCGTTGTACAGACTCCATCACAAACTGATGGTTTGAAGAAGAAAGCGATTGCCGCTCCTGCGCCTAAAGCTGAAGTAGAAGAAATACTGCCTGAGCCAACTAAGCGCACTGCTAAGAAAAACGCTGAACCTGCCCCTAAAAAGGAGTTTAATGATGTACTGAAACAGTGGACTGAAGACGAGTAATGGATAACAGAGGTTACGCATCTCGAATCGTCCGCGCCAACCAAGATGCAGATATTAAAAGTCCCGGCGTAAAGCTGGGGCGTTTCTGTATTAAGAGAGAATATTCCGTTCGTGAAGTTTCCGAGTACTTTGGAGTCAGCCGCATGACCATCTACAAATGGTTTACAGGCGAGTGGATTCCACGCAAGGTACACGAAAACAAAATTAACGAAATGCTTTCCAAGGTTGGGTTTGTTCAGTAGCGTTCGGACGGGGCCTACCGCGCCCCTCCGACGCATTTCTTAGAGGCGGTTATGACAAGAGCAGATTTACTGTCGACGGTGCTATCGTCTGACGGGTGGTACTGCGTGGTGGGTCTAAAGAAGACAGGCCACCCCCGACAAATATTTGTTGAGGACATGCAGGGAGTAGAAGATGCCGTTCAGACTTTACTGGACGAGAAGTTCGACGTGTACTTTGCGTGTGCAAAGTACGAAGAATCAGGTTCACGTACTAACGATAACGTGAAAAACATTAAGTCGTTTTGGCTTGATATTGACTGTGGAATAGGTAAGCCGTATGCCGATCAAGGTGACGGACTAACCGCGCTTAAAGCATTCTGTAAAACTGTTGGCTTACCAAAGCCGACGATTGTGAACTCTGGTCGTGGGCTACATGTCTACTGGCCTTTGACTGAACCGATCTCCCGTAAAGAGTGGGTTAACACCGCTAAGCGTTTAAAAGTTGTGTGCAATCAGGAAGGCTTGGAGGACGATCCCGCTAGAACTGCCGATGCCGCGTCTATTCTGCGGATGCCTGACACGTTCAACCATAAGACTGAGCCACCACTACCAGTAACAGTTATGGTGATGGGCGACGAGATATCGTTCAGTGAGTTTAAAGACAAACTGGGCGTGATAGATGAGACGCCGGATTATCTGCCTACATTTGCAGATGACATGACCAAGGCGTTGATGGGTAATCGTCAGCACCGATTCCAAATCATAGTAGACAAGAACGTAAACGGAACAGGCTGCCTGCAGTTGGCTAGAGCGATTGCTGACCAAAAGGTTTTAGACGAACCACGTTGGCGTGCCACGTTATCTATTGCTAAGTTTTGCACAGATGCCGAGACTGCTATACATGACGTATCTAGAGATCACCCCGACTACCATCCTGACGAGACAGTCGCCAAGGTACAACTAATAAAAGGCCCTTATACATGCGACTCGTGGGAGTCTATCAATCCATCAGGTTGTGCAGGTTGTATTCACAAAGGCAAGATTAAAAGTCCTATTGTTCTTGGCGCAGAGATTGCCGCCGCTACAGCAGAGGACAACACGGTTGAGTACGTGACGGAAGAAAAGACGGTTATCTACGATATCCCTGAGTACCCCTTTCCATACTTCAGAGGTAAGAACGGCGGCGTCTATCGCAAGTCAGACGACGAGGATGACCCCGAAGCCGACTTGATTTACGAACATGACCTGTATGTGGTCAAGCGACTGAAAGACCCGCAAGCGGGTGAAACCATTTGGATGCGTCTGCACACCCCTCGTGACGGCGTAAAAGAGTTTGCGTTGCCTGTAGTGGATTTGCTGACAACAGATAAGTTGCGCGAGAAGTTGGCTTGGTTTGGTGTCGTAGCACTGAAGAAGCAAATGGAAAACATCATGGCTTACATCGTTCGCTCGGTGAAGGAGATGCAATACAAACAAGGAGCAGAGATTATGAGGACGCAGTTCGGTTGGACCGAAAAGGATAAATCGTTTATCTTGGGTGAGCGGGAGATTACCGCACAGGGTGACAAGTACAGCCCACCATCTAGTTACACAGCAGATCTTTCAGATTGGTTTAACCCAGTCGGTGACTTTGACGAATGGAAAAGTGTAATAAATAAGTATGACATGCCGGGGTTTGAGCCCCATGCGTTTGGATTCTTTACTGCGTTTGGCGCACCGCTAATGAAACATCTGCACCTCAAAGGCGCAATCATTAACATGATTAACAATGAGTCTGGCACAGGCAAGACAACAGCAATCAAGGCTATGCACAGCGTGTATGGGCACCCCGAAGAACTGATGCTGATCGAGCGGGACACTATGGCTGTGCGACTACACCGACTTGGTGTGATGAACAACATTGGATTAGGCTGTGATGAGATTACCAAGATGAAGCCAGAAGACTGTTCTGACTTTGCTTATGCAGTTTCTCAAGGCCGAGGCCGTGGACGGATGAACTCCAACTCGAACTCTGAGCGCAAGAACTTTGCTAAGTGGCAGACTATGCTTCTCTGTTCGTCAAACGCATCGATCGTAGACAAGCTTAAGTCCTTGAAGTCCACACCCGACGGTGAGTTGATGCGGGTAATTGAGTATCAAATCCCTGAGACTAAGCTAATCACTAAGGAAGAAGCCGACGATCTGTATCCCAAACTCTACACAAACTATGGGCATGCAGGGTCTATCTACATCCGTGACTTGGTAGAAAACTTGGAAGAGCGCATCCTAGAGGTTAAAGAACTACAGCGCATCATCGATAAGCAGATTGGATTTACAGGCCGTGAGCGGTTCTGGTCAGGTGTGGCGGCGTGTAACATAGCTGGTGCTTTGTTTGCCAAGCGTTTGGGCATCCATGATATTGACGTAGGCCGCGTACTCAAATGGGCAGTCGCCGAGTTTGGTCAAATGCGTACAGAGATTAAGCCACCAGCCACAACCCACAGCAGTGTGATTGGCGAGTACTGGAGTGAGCACCGTCGCAATACCTTGGTGATTAACGATCAGGCGGACAAACGAACGGGAGTAGAGATGCTCCCTATCTTAGAACCGCAAGGTGAACTAATCATTCGGATGGAGCCTGATACCCGCAAGTTGTTCATCATCAGTAAGAAGTTACGGGCTTGGTGTGCCGAGCATCAGATCACGATTAAGGATGTGCTGACCTCGCTTACCAAAGACGGTATCTATGTTGGCACCGTGAAGAAACGCATGGCTAAAGGCACAAAGATTAGCGGCATCCCGCCAGTTGATGCATTTGTATTTGATTGTTCTAAGGGCGACTTCCTTGACCCTGATGCTTTCATAGGTACTACAGATACGGATGAGGCGCAAGCCGATGAGGATAAATGACCTTGACTATCAGATTAACTGGCGCAAATTTAAAAGGGGCACGTCGTTCTTCGTGCCTTGCCTAAAACTAGAGGAAAGTAAAACAATGGTGTTGGCTGTGACCAAGCGTCTTGGTTTCAAGGTAGCAATAAAGGCCGTCATTGAAGACGGCATTAAAGGTTTGCGGGTTTGGCGTAAGTAGTTACTTGATTTTCCTAGCGCCCGACAATAACGGTGCAACTTCGGGAAGTATGGCATCTGGTATATCAACGCCAAAGTTTATCGCCGCGTCAGCCAGACCTTGATATTTCTTCTCAAAGCTATCTTCAATGGTTTTTTCTGGATCATCTATAAAGTTGGGGTGCCTAGCAGCAAACTTATAAAACTCCTTACGCGCTACGTTTTCGGCTGGACTGCCAGCCAAGCGTTCTACCCAAATGCGATCAAGCAACGCTGATTTTTTAGCGTTTAACTTGACTATTTTTTCATCTGCATTAGAAGCCGCACGCTCTCTTAAAGTTAACTTTTCTGGGCGAATACCGATCGCTGTTGATGCAATATCCCATTTAGTGAAATCTTCTTTGTTCATAATCGTTTTGCCTGAGAGACGTTTAGCCCCTTCTGTTGCAAAACGGTGTGCCTGTGCTGGTTTAGTTATAGCTGCAGGGAACGCCTTTTCGTACGCACGCTCGTAATGACCTTGTTGGACAAGGCTCCATGCTGTAGGTAGGGTATTGAGCATGTAACTTGGGAACGCACCGAGGTTGTTTGAAACAAACTCTTGTACTTCACGAGTAGCATCGGCAAAGAAACGAGCATCACGGAACAACATTTCCCCGGGGTTAACACCAATACGCTCGGTCAAACTCCAATTTAATGCAGCCGATGGGATACCGCGTGCGGTCGCATGCGCTACTTTATATCCCATATCTCTAGCAGACTCTTCGTCCATACCAGATTGAATCGCTAGTTCAGCAACAGCGCCGCTAAAGTCACGCATCAGCATATTGAAGAACCATATTTGAAAGTCTTCCCACTCGTCGCCGTCTGGAGCAAATACCCTAGCAATAGCCCACAGTCCTGATGCTAAGAAATACAAAGGCGTCCCCTCTGCGCCAGCCATTAAGAACGCAGTTACGTTAATGATCATAACTTTGCGGAAGGCTTCGCGGTGTATTTCCTTTTGGTATGCGTCGTACTCGTTCAGTTGCTGCTCTATGATTGCCGCATTGTTAGGAGCATTCTTATACTGGTCTTCCAAGAATGTTTTCATCTCTTTACGTTCTGCCGACGTCAATGGCGCACCAAAAGCTAACCACATATCTCGATAGATAGCACGGAGAATAGTTAAACTAACCTGTTTAAATTGCAGCAAGAGAGCGCCGATTGGGTGCGAGAACGCACGGCCTTTAAGTTGGCGTAGGTATTCACCAAGGGAAGCGGCGGCTGCATCTCGCGCATCTTCTATAGCCCGCTCAAATGCTTCTTCTTCGGTGTACTTTAATGGGTCGCCTGTGTTTAGATCGCGCTGAATAATGCCACGCTCATCACGTTTGTCAGCAGTTAAGTACTGCTCATACGCTAAATCGAACACCGACATTAGCGTTACTTCGCGGGTTAGGCGATCTAACTGATGGAAAGGCGCTAGAACGGCTTCTACAACTCGCTTTACTTTTCCAGTAGTGTATTGGTCAGTCGGCCCGCGTGCAAAGTCAAATGCGTCACTAATTTGCGAGATTTGTACGTCGCCATCGTCAATATACTTTTGCGCAGCACGGGCAGATGCACCCTTTAGGTAGCCACCTTCCATAATGGAAGGCCACCTAATTTGGGAGCGCATGCCTTTACCCAATGGGAGTAGCGTACGCTTTGGCATTGTCCGCATGTACTGACCAAAGTATTTAGCAATTACTTTATTTGCTTTAACAACACCATACTTACCGCCGATAGTACGTTCCGCCATGATAGGAAACGCAATCACGTTCATCAATGCGCTAGCGGGTGCAGTTAAGTTAATAGCAACTGAAAACTGGTTCACACCACCAACGAATCGAGCGCCCGGGCTTGTGTCTTCCATACCAAACATGTACTTGTAGCGCTTTTCAACTTCGTTAATGTTGTCGATAGCGGAAGTTTGGCGTTTTCCTTTTACAAACCTTCGCACATAGTCGTGCGCGTTTGTCATGTTGTTAAGAAATGGTTGGACATACTTGAACCGAGACTGCTGATAAGCGGCACGCACAGACGTTTCTGCAAACACGCGTAGCATGTCACCACTTGCACCTTGGACAGCACGGCGGTTAATAAACATCTTGCGCATGCTTTGTTGTGGTAACAAGATATAGACTAGCTGATCCACTGCGCCTTTAATCTCTTCTTTAATTGCATCCGCCGACTTCTGAGTAGTGTGTGGTTGCCCGCCTTGAACTGTAGTTACAGTATCAGAGATAGCATCAATTAACTCTTTGACGTCCTTGAGCGCACCACCAATATCTTTGTTGTCAGTGTATAACTGAGAGATAGAGTTGCCAGCCCGCATGTCTTTAGCGGCTTGTTGCTGAGTTGCGTTACCTTTTGATAACTCTTCAAAACGTCTGTCATACGCCAAGTCACGGTTGATGTGGCTATCAAATGTATAGAACTCAGAGCGACCATTAGCAGTCACTTGGAACCAGAACTCACCGAAACGCCGTAATGGGAAGTACGGACGGTCAAAGTTTTCTTCAGCAAATTGCTTGTTGATCTTGCGTATCAAGTCTTTCTTTTCTGCTGATGTCTTACCACTCGATAACACTCGCAGTTTCATTTCACGAATAGTAGCTTTTAACAGATCGGTGTAATAGTTACGGACGGTGCGATATAACTCTTGAAACTCAGGCAAAAGTTTGTTCCATGCGTCAACAAGCTGCTGCGGTGCAACTTTATCGTCAGGTTTAGCAGTTACTGGGTCTATGTAGCCGGGGCCTAGGGGGTCGACTTCAATCCCTTGAATAGTTGCTTCCAACATGATGCGTGACATTAAGCGAGACTGCGCAGGTTTTTTCAACTGCATCTCTGCCCACTTAGTTATTATCTTATCGGCTTCGTTAACAATGCGTCCACGATAAGACGACATTTGCCCAATGATCTTGACGGCGGCACCGATGTAAGGGTTACTTTGCTGCACATCTTCTTTAAGCATCCGCAGCCCAAGCATTGGAAGCTCTAGATTGCGTAGTGAATAAACACCACGGCGTCGTACAGCATTTGATAGCTTAGACAACTCAGGAATACTGGTCATCGCCGCTTTAAAAGTTTCACCTATACTTACTGCTATATCTTCAGCAGTGCGCCATTTGCTTGTAAGCGGCCCGTGTCTGTATCTAGCCTTCTTACCCTTGATTGGCGAGCTAAACCGCAACGACCCAGAAACTGCACCGGCTGGACGGACTGCAGAAAATACTTCGTTAGCTTGGATTATTGTTGCGCCTGCTACGTTGTCGGCACCAAACATCTTCATTGCAAAACGCAATAGTGAGTTATAGATTGACCCTTGGGTTGGCCCTTCTTCTGGCTCATACTTAACGCCACGTAGTTTCTTTTGGAAGTCAGCGTTAGTTAGTGCTTCAGCAACAAACTCAAATACGTTCTTGAACCCGTAGGCTTCAATATTTAATTCACTCTTTGCGTAGTTATACAGCACATATAACTGAGTCACGCCCTCACGTTGCCGTTGGTTTAAGCCCGTGGTGCTACGCAATACAAATTCAGTAGCGGCGTGCACTACTTCATGCAAGAACACACGGTTAGTTAAACCAAATTGCCCGCCAGTTCTAAGGCTGATTGCGTCGGAGCTAGGCATGTACAACCCAGAATGCACGAGGCCGGGCATGGTTTTATCAAACTCATCGCGTACTAACGCCAACTGCAACGTCAATGGAGATGTGTTGTACTCAGGCTTGTAAAGTTCTTTTAGTCCTTGATAGACCAGTTCTAAACTCTCAGGCTTGTCGTAGTTTTTAAAGTACTTTTCATACAGCGCGGGATACGCACGGCGTACGTAGGTAAAGAGTTGGACTTGCTGCTGACTAGACCTGCTGTCTATGTGCTGGCGTACCAATTCTCTTTCACGGTTAAAGCCGATCGTAGTAGGCAGGTCTAGTTCTGCTAACCGCGCAGCAAGTACAGAGTACAGGCCGGATGTGTTTTTCGCTACAGCACGTAGGGCACCGCTAATGTCGTTGTTATTTATTGCTTCGACTACGGAAGGGTGCAAGCCCTTTTGAATGATCTGTCTAAATGTCTGATCGGCTTTACCTTCTACAAGCATGTCTCTGGATACAAAAGTACCATCACCACGCAAGACTGCATTTAGACCTTGGATGATTGGATCGTCGCTAGTTATGCCAAACACCGACTTGAGCATTTCAATGAACTCACGCAGCCATTGTTTTGCTTTCTGGAACTTAGTACCGACATAGTAACGATCAGATAAAAGATTAGAGCCGTTAACCGCCCAGAACTCTGAAGGGTTAAACAACGCATACATTTCGTACGGCACATCGCCATTTTGGATAGCCTTAGATGCAAGCATCCAAGCATCCATATCTTGCTCAGTATTGGCTTTGATTACATTGTTTAAATAGAACTGAAGAGCTACGTTTTTAGTTTTAGCCGCTTCTTTTAATTTGTTTCTAATTTGGCGCGACCACTCGTTGCGGATCAAGCGGCGTACTTGCACAGGCAACATGCGCTCAAGGTGGTGCAATATTTCGTGAACAGCCGTTTCTTCTTTAGTTGCAGCGTAGCGTCCAGTTTCTTTATCGGTCTCAAACGGAGTCGGTGCTTTGCGCGTGACTAAGCGAACTATTCTTGCAATATGGTTGTACGACCCAGCAGTGCCTTCAGCAGCTTCTTTTTCCCTCTTTGTTTTGGGGAGCGCAACTTCAATAGCTAGGTCATCTGCAAGCGCAGGGTTCTGAATCAAGAACCAAATAGCAAAGTCGGCAGTCTCTGGGCTAATACGCCCCGCTTTCTTGGCATCTTCTAACGCCGATACAACACGACCAAACCCACGTTGCTTGCTCTTGCCATAACGATTTCTATCTGCACGCTCTTGAATGCTTTCGTTAATCTTGAGCATTGCCTCTGCGTATTGCTCTGGGGTAATCTTGCCTTCTTTGTACAGCGCATCTAGTTTGTTTACGCCCCTTCTGTTGTGAGCAATAGATTCGGCAAGGTTTGGCTCAACAGTCCCTGTTGGAAGTGCATTAGCAACGATGCTTCTAAACATGTTCCTGCGTCTATCTGCAGCCGCAGCAGATGCAAGGTTTGGAGTTGTAGTAGCAGAATCAATAGTTCTATTGACAGTCTTTGTGGGGGGCGTGAATACATTACGCTCAAGCCCGTCGCGGTTCTCTGGTTTGCCTGATAAGAGAGACGCCAGATTTGCAGGATTGTCAGGGACGATAAAGACCGACGAGCCGTCCATCTGCTTGAGATGGTTGTCAATCAGGAACTTGTATGTTGGTTTGTTTACGTTGATGCAACCAAACGAATAACGTGAGTCTGTCTCGCTATCGCTAGCAATAGCCTTTGCCCGCATTGAAGCATCAGATTCATTAAGCCACACCGAGTGCATCAGCGTCATGCTGTACTCGCCACTAAAAACTTTATCTAGTACAAATACCTTACCAAAGTCATACTCACCAGCAGTTGTTGCTTCCCCAGCGCTACGTAATGCATCACGAAGACCGAATGTGAAGAACCCTGCGGGGGTAATACGGTTTTGTGGGAGGGTATTGTTACCTTTAAAGAAGTCCCCGGGGGCCAATCCTGTCAGCGTCTTGGTACGCAACAATAGAGTCCCGTTAGGCTTAAACAAATACGTGTGGCCTTTGGGCTTATCTACGATGGTAAGGATCTTGTCGTCTGCTTGCAGCTTGTCTTTGATTGCTGGATACAGAACTCTGTAGGATTCCTTAGCACCGTCCGACATCATCTCCGTGCCTTCTGGCAGGTCGGCAAGTACTTGTTCCGTTATGGCAATCGTGGCTGTTGGGTAGGTAACGAACTCGGCGGTGCTTACGTTTGTCGGGTTGAGGATGATTGCTGCGGCTAGAACACCCGCATGCAATTTACCAATAATGTCGCGAATGGCTTCGGCAACGACCTCGGCACCTTCATTGGCGTAGCGAACAATGTCTTCTTTGACTTTGAGAATAAAGTCACGCGATCCTGCGCTTAAGCCGTAATGTTTCTCTAGGCGATCTATATCTGGTGCAGGGAGTGCCGCAAGCTGTGGTGCTACGGTTTCTTCTACGATACGGGTTTCACCTTCGATGGTGTAGGGCTCATGAGTAAGCGCAGTAAATGCGTTCTCGGCTTCTTTCTCTAGCACTTCCCATTCGGCATGCGCTTTTTCTCGTGCGTCAGATAGTTGCTTTAGTTTTACAGGAGAAGGCTGGCTACCATCAGAAGGGTCTTCTTCTTCCGACAACGCTTCATCAGCAAGCGATAGAACTTCCCACGCCTTCTTTGCTTTGGCAGTAGCAGAATCGTAGAGCGCTTGTAAGTCAGGCGATGCTTGGTCAGGTGGCGGCAGTGCAGGTACTTGCTGTACGGTTGCAGGTGGAGTTATAACTACAAGGTCAGTAACTGGAGGGGGCGTAACAGATCTGCTGTATATGGTTTCTTTTTCTGCATCACGACGCGCAGTCTCCCGACGCTTTAATTCTTTAACGGCTTCTTCTTTGGTATCGCCAAGATAGGCCATGTCGGTTGGATGAAACTTATTAGCGTCATGCCATCCGGGAAGCCCCATTGATTCCGTAGTATTGAGACGTACGATTTGGTACGCAGCACCATTAGTGAAGGTTAAGTTTGTAACCGTATTGCCGTATGGATCTTTGGCTCTTGTTGCGCTAACAAGATCAATCGGCGTATCTGCAGTTATCTCTGTGTCATCACTTATCTCTGGAGGTATATCTATAGTCTCTGGCTCATCTGTGCCAAACGACTCCCCGAATGCAGATTCAAATACCTCTGCAGTCTCTTCATATTTTGGTGTTTCTTTCTTAGCAATTTCGGTTTCTAATCTTGAAACTTGTCCCCACAATTCGTTTATCTGTCGGGTAAGCGTCGCCCACTCTCTACCTTTTTTGCTATCAGGTTTAGGTTCCTTGCCTGTGGGCGTAAGCAATTTATTGCGTTGACCCTTTAGTTTTGCAATTTCTTGCTCAAGTTCAGCGACAGTTTTTGGCTCTTGTCTTTCTAACGCACGCACCTGCATTCCTGCAGCTTTTGCTTTCTTTGCATCTTCAAGGTTAGTAATAAGTCTAGGGTTAGACGGTTTGTCATACCTACTAGTACTTGGCACAATAGCGTAGTAGTCGTAGCCCGGCCATAAATCACCCGTACTTGGGTCTATATCATCTTCATCTTCTATATCAAAATAAATACCTTCATCGTCTATTTTTTCGGCTATTTCTTGTTCGTTTTCAACAGGTGCAAGACCACTACTATCTGCAATATATTTCTTCTCAGCCTTAGCTATATTTTTAAGCGCTTGCGTACGCTTGTCTTTTAACGCATCAACTTCTTGTTCTGCAGCTTCAATCTTGTCTTGTAGTGCTTCACGTTTAGAAATAGGTAATGTAGATAAGCCTTCTGATAGTTCATCTTCAAGAGCACCGAGTCTTTCTTCGGCAGCATTGAGTTCATCTTGTACTTGTTGGCGTTGCTGTTTAAAGTTAGGTGCAGTAGTTTCAGCTTTGGTCTCTTTAGCAGGTGCAGGTTGTGGCTGTGTTTTTGTTACCTGCGGTAGCTCTAATCCTTGGATATCGTCAAGCGATAGCCCGTGCTTTTCTTGGCCTTCTTTTATGGAGGCTAGATAGGCTTCAAACTCGGTAATCTCATCTTCTGTGTAGCCTCTTAGTCTGGAGAATTTTTTCCAGTCACCACTGTCGTAGGCAGCTCTTTCCTCGGGTGTCCAATCTTTGGGATTGCTGTCCTTCTCTTTGGCTGCTACTTTGTTAGAGAGCTCAATGTGTTTTGCTTCCCACTCTTTAACTGATTGGGTAGGTAGCGGAGCCCCATCAAAATCGGTAGGTGTTCCGTCTGCGGGGGGTGCAAAAATATCAGGAGACTCTGGAACCCCAGATTCATCTAAAGGAACAAACTCGTGCGTGGCTTGAATTGCTGCGCGTTCATCGGCGGCTTCCTGAGCAACAAGTTTGGCGTCGGCGCTTTCTGCTTTAGTATCCTCGGCGTCTATCTGATCTTGGTTGTACTTATCTAAGTCGGCAATCAAGTCGTCTTCAGATTTTGTTTCCTTACCTTTTTCTTTGCGTAAGAATCCTTTTGACTTGGCTAAGTCTTCCGCTGACATCGGACGCTGGTCAACGATGCTTTGGGCAAACTTAGCTTTCTGTTCTTCTACAATTTCACCAGTGCGCTGTAGTGCTTTAGAGATTACTGCGTGCCCGCCACCCATACCAGCACCAGCCATTAAACCTTGCGCTGCGGCTTCTTCAACACCTTCGCTCCAAGGGCGACCTGTAGCAAGATTACTAAAAATCTTTTCTTGTGCCGACTGAGGCATCTCCTCAAGCACGCCTTCTTTAAGTAACTCGCCCGCTACAAACTTAGCAAAAGATTTGTTGGTGTCACCAATGCCAGCACCTGTATTTTTAAACCCAGCAGCGCGAGCGGCGATTGCGGTGTCAACGTCACCAATACCTAATCTAGAACCTAGCTTACCAGCACCAACCCCGATAAGCCCAGTGCCAACCCCAGCACCTAGAGCGGGGAGAACATAGTCTTCCCAATCCACACCTTGTGCGCGGGCTTCGTCGGCAATACTACCTGCGGTCAACGCGCCTTCAGCGGCATGACTTGTAATCCTAGCTACTCTATTTACTTTGTTTTTAATAAATGCTTCAGCGGCTTCGCCTGTAAGTTTTAACGTCGCCGCTTCTTTAGCGGCTTTAGTAACCCACATACGAGTAACGCCACCAGCAGCAACGCCGCCAGTAATCATGCTTGGAATTGACCCCAAAATGTTGTCAACCAACGCAAGTGGGTTTAGCCCCAGCGCTTTTACTGTATTGAAGAACCCTTTAGCTTCTTCGACGTTACCTAATTCTTTTTGTAGTTTGGCAGATTGAAACCCTGTTAAGAATTTATTTGAATCTTCAAAGTTAAAACCAAATTGTTGGTTTAACCTATCCATCATCTTCCCCCATTGCCCAATCTGCAACGGGTTAATATTTTTATCTCCGGGAATCCATCCAGTTGCTAGTTCGCCAAGACCTACTAAACCTTGCACCGCATTCATACCGCCTTTACCAACAAGACCGATTGCTGCATCTTTATAGAAATCAACGGCCTTGCCAAACGCACCTTGATTTTGTTCTTGCTCTTCTTGCTGGTCTAATTTAGCTCTGCGCTCAGCAGCCAACTCTGCTGCTTTTTGGGATAGTCTGCCTTTGCGTGCTTCACCACGCATGATTTGTTGGTCAATAGCTTCAAGCTGACGACCGGGGGTAAACATAACCGACTCAGGACTACCGCTCTGGCGCATAGTCTCCAAGTTCTTTTGGTAGTCAACGGTGGGCGGCTCCATCTTGACGCCGCGCTCAAATATAGATTTGCCTTTAGGAGCAGTGCGAGTAGGCATCTCCTCGGCTTCAGCCATGCTAACGCCAGACGTCCCCACGCTCGTAGGAACGATCATTCTTTCTTTTATTGGCGGCTTTGCGTTAGCTAACGGGACAAACGTAAACTCGCCACCTTCTCCTTGGCCTTTTGCCTCTTCGGGTTCGGCCTTGGAGAGAGGAACGAATTCATATGTCATGATCTACCTTTTGCGTACCCGATCAGTTTACCGCTAGAGTCAAGGATTTCATATCCTTGGATGGTTTGTCTTCCAATCGTAGCACCAGCAGGGGCCCCTGTAACACTCTTAATATCCGGTGCCCCTGTCGCACCAGTAGTTGCTTTTGCTGGTGCAGCGTTAGGGTTTGCTTGGCTAGGATTTTTAAGCCCATGCTCTGGCATAGTTGTATTTTCAAGAATCTTGCTTTTATCTATGCCGATCGTAGTAGCGTGTTCGCCTATGCGATCGTTGTATATACGCTTATAGATCTCGTCGAGCTTGGCTTGTTGATCTTTAGCCCCCCAGAGATCTTTATTTGTCATCTCCACATTTGCAGCTTTACGTGCAAAGTCCGCAGCTTTTTCGGATGCGTTACTAAGGATTTTCTGGGTATCGACACCCAGTTTGTTAGCGCCAACATCAGAAGTCTTAGATTCAGCCACCGCTATCTTGCTTGCTTCACGGGCAATACGAGCATTAAACGCTGCAGGTGATTCGCCTTCTTTTGGTTTTTGAGTAAGCTGCAAGTCTGCCAGAATGTTGTTGTAATTTTGTTCAGCAACTTTAGGTGGTTTAGGTGCACTGCCTACTGCACCACGAGGCTGGCGTAGAGCCGTTGTCATCTTGGCATAATTAGCGCCCTCTGCAGACGTACGAGCACGAGCTTCTTTAACCGCATTAAGTCTTGCGCTTTCGGCGTCTTGTACATCCTTGCGGGCTTCGCCAAACAGACCCATGTTTTCCTTGCGCTTAGCGTCAGCCAAGTGAAACTGCATCTGGTTAAGGTAGCGTTTCTCGGCGCGGTCGGATTTAGCAGCCTCTGCAAACCCAGCACCGAGTGCTCCTGCGCCAGCACCAATACCACGAAGTGCGTTTCCGCCTTGAAGAACAGCGGGAATTGCTTGCAAAGCAGCAAAACCTTTGTTTTGTTCTAGGACCCTAGCACTAGTTTCTTTATCTTCGGCTACTGACTTCTCAAACGCACCATATGGATCGGGGCCAGCCATTTCTTTTAACTCTTCAAAAGATCGCCTTTGCGCAGATGTCCTACCCGCACGGGTTAAAGGGTTGTACTGTGGAGCATTTTGTAGCCTTGCTTGCGAAGCCATGAACGCTTGAGCCATAGCGTTTTGCGTAGGCGTGCCAGTGTAGCCAACTGAACCATCATCTTGGGGTTCAGACAGTCTTTCATCATCTTCTTCGGCGTCTTCTGGCGCTACAAAGCTAGTGTTCTTACCACTAAACGCCAAAATGCCGCCACCAGCGGCACGGACTACACCGTCTTGAGTTTCGGGCGGTAGGCTATTAAACGCACTGCCAAGGCCACGGTCGATAGAAGCATTCTCTGATAGGCGTTTGTTTTCAGCCATTTGTTTTTGTAAAGCAACTTCGGCATCTAAGTCACCACGCGCCGCCGCCATCTGATAGGAAGCGGGGAGTTGCTTTGCGGGTAGGAATCTGGAAATGCTTCTGACGTTGTCTTCGCTAGTTACCGACTCTTGGTTACCTGCATAGTATTTAATTGCACCGCCGTCGGCGTAGTCATGAACTGAACCACCATCTGCTTTGCTTAACTGATTGATACCGTATGCACCAAGACCCAAAGCACTTGCAGTTTGCAGCCCAGAAGGAGGAGCCTGATACATTTGCGTAGTAGATTGCTGACCAAGTGGTAGGCCACGGATCATGTCGGACATAAAGCCCAACTGCTTGTATGGATAGTTTTGCTGGTTGACAAAATCTTGGTACGCAGTATCCAAACCTTTTTGCATCTGGGCTTGTTGCTGACCGCCGTACTGCGACTGCAACTGATTGATACCCATTTCTTGACCGTACTGATTCTGACCAAGCTGACCTAGATTAGCAGCAGATTGATTCATTAAGCCGAACCCTGCAAGCTGGTTCTGTAGTCCTTGGTTGTATTGGTTCTGTGCTTGACCAAACGCGGTGTTTAGTCCCTGACCATATATTTGGTTTAGACCCGTATTACGATTACGCTCATTCTCCGCAGCCATGATCGCTTCACGGGAACCACCAAACGCGCCCGCCTGTGTTGCCGCGCTCTGTTGTCTAGTCGCACCAATATCATATTGACGATTAGCCTCCGCTAGTTGAGGAGCCAGAATTTGGTTCATGTACGGGTTCATGTACCCGCCAACTTGTTGTTGAAACCCATAGGGGTTAGCCTGACCCGCTACACCCATACCGCCAAGTCCAGCCATAGTTGCGCCAGCAGTTGCTTCACCCGTTTGTGGGGCTACAGACATACCTTGGGCGTTCTGCATAGCCTGCTGCTGCATTGGGGAAAACCCTGCAATACGGTTTTGGTCGTAGGTCTGATATGGGTTCTGATTGACGTCGGTTAACGCCTGCCCCTTAGCCAGTACGTCTTTAGCATACGGTTTCGCCCATTCGGGCAGTTCTGTAGTAGCCTTTTGTTCCGCCGCTGGCTTATCGTTACCCATATCAAGGAAGTAAACCCGACGCCCATCGCGGGAGTAACCGTTGTGTTTATTTGGAATCAACATCTAAATGCTCCTTGCGGTAGTCGTCGAACCGCTCGTAAAAAATTGTTTTCCACATGTCAGGCAAAAACTCCTTTGCCTTTTCTGGGCCAACACATACATGAACCGCATATGCCATGATGTTCCCAGCAGCGTATCTCAAACCGTGGGCAATCTCAATGCCATGAGGATCTTTTTTAGATTCAAAAGAATTAGCAGTTTCATACGCAGAAACCACAACAAGCCACATAGGTAGGATTTGTTCTTGAATACTGCGATAAAACGGATTGGCTGGCAAATAAACCAAACATGTCAAAAAGGCACGGTTGATCTCATCCGCCGAAACAGGATTGTCTTTGTCTATAAGGTCGTCCCAAATGTGTGCCAGATCAGCAAACGCATGGTACATGTTCAAGGCATCTTGGTTGCCCCCGAACCACTCTAGTTGTCCTCGACTACCCTTCATGCGGGTAAGTACTTATCTGCTCGGTTGTTTTTTGCAACCTTGCCCTTACCGACTGTGTGTTTTCGTGACGCTTGAACTCTGTCTAGCATAGCGTATAGTTTGCGTGCGCCAGCCTCGGTTGAGCCGTTACCCAACTCTGACACGATACGGGCAGGTACAACAAATTCACCGTCGGCTAAACGAGCAGGTTGCTTCTTACCGATTACGGCAGGGATCGAATCAGATACGCCATCTCCCGGCCCACGAAGTAAGCGACCGCCGTCAGAATAACCGCCCAAGTTATATCGCGCATCGGAGATACCTCCTGTCGCCTGCTGTTGAACGTACTGTTCTTGATCTTGGTTGTAGGCGTACTTAAGTCCGGGATTTTCATCTTGTTTCTTTGGTCGTACACCAAATGAACGCCCCACCGCAGCTAAGAAACTATTGTCTTCGGCCTCACCACCTTCAGCCATTTGGTCGGGTGTGCCGTAAGAAGATGTGGAGATGTTTGCCATAGGGTACATAGTGTTTACCCCCATCATGGCGTTATTAGACATCTGCTCAACAGGCATACCGCCATCAGCAAAATTGTATAACCCTTTAGCCGCATCCGCTGAAATTGGCGAATATGTTGGCTGTTTAAAGTACTTTTGTTGGCGTCCAAAGTTACCGCCCCCATACATCATTTGATCGTAGGTTGGTACGTCTGGTGCAGGTGCTGGCTCATATTTTCCGCCAGTGAAACTATACCGCTGACCCATATCTTTGTCGGGCTCTACCTTTACAGGGTCTTTTTTCATACCCATAGCAACGCCTGTGGCGGCAACAAGGGAAGATTTGGGGTTTGCAGCAGCATAATCGTAAGCGTTTTCAAACGACGCACCGCGCCCCATAGCTGATATTCTTTCCGAAGGGGTCATATTTGCAAAAGATTTTGGTGCTACTTCATATGTCTGTGTTGGAATTCCTTTTGTAGCGCCGTCGGAATACATGGGGTCGCTTAACGGTCTACCTGTTACATCGGGCGTAGTTTCAAAGCCGGGGGGTCTTCCAGAACCTCCATATCCTGCAGTTTCGTATGGATCTGTATAGTTGGTCATAGGTCCGTTACCTATAGGTTGACCAACCACTGATGATTCGGAAATGGGGCTGACTTGTGAGAGCGAAGAGCCCGATACATTTTGGACAGCACTAGGATCAGGCGCAACAGAAGTTGGAGCTACAGGTGTAGGGGGCGGATTAGCTATAGCAGAACCGTCAAGTGTTGTAGTAGAACCAGCGCCCGCAGCGCCAAATGAGCTAGCCAAACCTGCGCCGCCATAAGCACCAAAGCCAGCCATGATGCCTTTCTTTAAGTCTCCAGATTGCGCGGTTCTTAACCCGCCAACAATTAGACCAGCCATCATAGGGTTAGGGACACCCATAGCCATTAAACCTGCACCAGCTATCATGGGAAGCATAGCGCTAAGGAAACCAGCTTCGGGCAATCCTGTGTGTGGGTTAATAGTTAAAGACCCACCGTTAGCTTTTGCAATTTGTTGAAGACTTGCAATCTCTCCCTTATCCATGTGAATAAGTTCGGTGTCTTTACCACGACCGTGGGCGGCTAAATGTTTGGCAGCTAGTTGTAGGCTCATTTTTGCCTCGTAAATGGGGGGTTAATCGAGTTTATCATGCCTTAATCCTTAATGGGTAACTTGTTGCAGACCCACCAGACGTATCGTAGTAAATATCACCAGAGCGCAAATTAGCAAAATCAGCCTGTGTTGGAAGACTAATAGTGGGAGCGCCTGTAGTGCTGGGTTTAGCACAACTTAGAGCAGAGATAACTTCTGTAGGGTTTGTTGTTCTTTCTGTTGCAGCAAGAACGGGTCCGGGGTTGTCTAGCGCATTAAAGTACTGACGCAAAATGCCAAGCAACGCATCCATAAACCTTTGGTCATACTCAACTGGAGCAAGTGGTAGTCGTGGGGCTACTACGCCTTTTGTTGCCATGCCTATCTCCTACCATCAGGTCTAACGTCAATACGTGGGACACCCAACTGCCAGCTTGTACCAAGGTCGGTTGACTCAATCTTAAAAGCCATCTGCCTGCCACGAATGCGTACATAAACCTGTTCAGTAAACAGTTGGACGTTATAGACAGTTGTACTGGTGTAGTTTTGAGCGCTAATTACTGCTCTATCGTCAGCCGAACCATAGTTGGCACCGGGGAAAGTACGTGGGCGTACCGAGAAGTTTGCGGCTGGGGCGGCTGATGTTGAGCCGTTGAACGTAATGTCTGGAATAAGTCTCCAAACAAAACCAAAATTATGACCGTCACCAATATCAAAATCCGAGGATTGAACATAGGCATCGATAGCAGTGGGTGTGCTAGTCTCGTTGTTGTCTACGGTAGTCTCATGGTAGACCACATCTGCGTTTTGATACACATTACTAGAGTTATATGCAATGCCAGCAATCGGTTGAGCGCGTAGCGGGCTGTCTAGCCAAGCAGTACGTGGGCGAGCGCCAGTGCAGTTCCAAGTACCGTAATACCAGATTTTCTCTAAATGGTTATAGATAACGTAGCGGTCAAGCATACGGTTAGGTGCTGCTGGTGTGCCTGTGCTATTTCCCCCAGTAGAGGTAGTACCTGTCATAGAACAGTAGAACCACCACACTTCGCTGTAACCCTCGTTTGTGCCAGCACAGAACTGATACGACTCAGTCAAGTTAATGTTGTCAAATACAAATTGGCGCAAAGAACAAGGGAGGGTTTCAATCCGTCCAGAGTAGACGTAGAACTTATCTGCGCCCATCCAGTAAGTGACGTTGTTTACCACAGCAACCGTGTTAGGCCCTGCAATAGAGATGTTGTCACCAAGAAGTTGATTACCCCAAACATACGGCGCACCGAGGTACTGGAACGAATAAAGTGCGGCATCGGTAAAGACCAAGATTTCTTGGCGTGTCTGTATGGCAGTAATAATCTGTGAGCCGTGGCTTAACTTTATACCGCCCGCTTGGTTAGTAATTGCTGGTGTCCATGTAGCTACAGTGTTTTGGTCAGACCAGCGCACTTGCATTGGGTCTTGCGCGGTTGATGCGTACACACCGGTTGGGTCGTTAGTTCCAAAAGCAAAGGTAAAGCGTGACGAGTCTGAAATCAACACAAAATTAACAAGCGAAGGGCAAGTTGTGTCTGGCGTTATTGTGCCCGCTTTGGTGACTATGCCTGTAGATGCTTTAATGATTTGGCAACGGTCGTAGATGTTAGCGCTGGCGTTATTAGCCCAGTAATACATTGCTCCACCACGGGGGTTGATAACTAAATCTTCCCCGTAGTTAGATTGGCTCCACAGACGCAGTTGAATACCGATACCTGTAGTTGCAGGAGAACCCCAGCCAGTAGCCGTAGCAGGGTATTGGTATACCGCATCGCCGTTAGTGTGCGCCGCCGCTGTAGTGTTTACACCGCGAGTTATCGTGCCAGCAAATGTGGTTGCTGTTACAGCCGTGAAACTTATACCCTCAGAGCCAACGTACATTGTTCCAACGGTAAAACCTGTTGTAGAGGTAACGGCTATAGCCGCAGTAGAACTACTATTAATACTTGCGGTTAACGCAGTCGTAGCACTTGGCCCAACCGAGCCGCCCCAGCCACCAGCGCCCCAGCCCGTACCTAGCGTAAATGTTGTGAAACCAGTGGTTAATTGATAGTTGCCAATCGTAGCCGCACCACCAGTACCAGTATCGCTACCGTTAGCGGCGACAGAAGATGTAATTGTGTATGTGTTGTTACTTGTAAC